TAATTTTTAGACAGGAATCTGTACCTGCAATTGTTATGACTCCAGTTAATGTGGCTAGAACTGAACCGACGCCAGTTGTTTTGACTTCAAATGCGCAGTGGCCTTCTGCTAATTATTAGAACCAACACGCTTTACATGTCCCCATCTTCTAATCGGGATATGTAAAAATTAATTCAATCAATTTTTAAAATAAAATAAAATTATAAAATTTCCAAAAAAACAAAAAATATACTCGGTAAATATGGAATGTCCCCATATTTAATTCGAGAAAGCAAGTCCCCCCATGCCCGACATAATTCTTAAGACATTGTAGTTCGTGGCATAGACACGAACCGTTGATGAGACCGTGGCGCCGACGGCGTTGTTGGAGATCGTAAGAAGAAGCGTCGTGTTATCAATGCGTGATAAATTGCACGTGCCTGAGGGCTGGTGCTGCTCAGGCTGGAGGGCAAATGAGTAGACGTTGATACCGGCAGCGGGGACGTTCGTGTGGTGCTGGAAGGGCTGGACTTCGTTGAAGTAGCGGCCCTCACGAACCGTGAAGCGGTCGTGGCCGTTGAGCTGGAGAAGGGCCGTGACGACTGGGTTGTGGCCAGCCATGCCCTCAACACGTGTAACGGAGTAGCCAGACTCAAGGACAGAGCGGTCCCAGAAGTCCGTGTAGTTGAAGGGCTGCTGGCCCTTCCAGGGGGCTACATCAACATCTGAGCAGCTGACGAAGGAATCACGCTGAACAACCCAGATAAGCTCCTTGCAAGGGTGGTTGAAGTTGAGCTTGATCTTGTTGGCCGTTGACGTGATTGACTCACCGCCCGTGAACTGGAGCGTCTCAATGAGGTACTCGTGGGCTACCTGGGCGAACTTGCGGCGCTCGTCCGTGTCAAGGTAGATGTAGTCAACATAGAGTGAGGCGGCAACAAGACCAGCGTTGGCTACACGGTCACGAACCGTGTGTACGTTGGATGAAAGCTGGGGCGTGTAGTCCCAGCAGAGATTGCGGAGGTCCTGGAACTCAAGATTGATACGGACTTCGTGGTACTGAAGGGCAATAAGAGGAAGAGCAAGGCCAGGGTGGCGATTGAACCAGAACTGGAGGGGGATGTAGAGCGTGTACTCAGGGGCACACTTGGAAACCTCCTCAGATGAGTTGGGGACACCTGAGCCACAGTCGGCGTCGCAGTCCTCGCCGCCCTGGACGAGCGTGTTAACGAGCTGAGGAACGTTGCCAACCATCTTGGCATAGCCAGCCTGCTTGCCGGCCTCCTGCGTGAGCTCATTCCAAACGTGGAGCCAGTCACCGTATTGCTTGTCAATGCGCTGTCCACCGATTTCAATTTCAACGGACTTGACAAGATTGTGACCAGGCCAGTTGAGCCAGCGGAACTGGGCACCTGAGCCGTCGCTTGTCTGGAGTGTGACAGAGGGAAGCGTGGCCTGGAGGTACATGCGGTAGATTAAGTCACCGTTGCGCTGGATCGTGCAGGTGACCTTCTTGCCGAAGTTAGGGGCACCATTGAAGGGATTTTCAATGGACTCCATGGCAAAGTTCGTGTGGCGGCGGTACACGACCTTGAAGAACGTAATTTGGGGGTTACCTGTGAGGTAAACATCCTGGGCACCATAAGCGACAAGCTGCATAAGTCCACCACCAGTCATCTCTTGCTATACCCCTGGTTTAGAAAATATTTTTTTGGAAATTTAATCCAACCGGGAATATGATTTTTGAAAATAGAAGTAAACATATATTGGTCTAAACAATTAAAGAGGCTAGAGCCTAGAACTAAATGTCCGGGAGTGAAGGAGTCTTCAAAATAAAACCTGTAAAAAGATTAACTGTAGAAGATCGTACTACTCTTGATCTTATTCATCAACAACACCTTATGAAAATTACAGAAGATAAAGAAGATTCTAAAAATATAGGTCAGACTATATTAGAAATAGAAAAAAAGATAAAGGAAACAACTGATGAAGTAGTTAGAGGTCAATTAGAAAATACTATTTATAGATTAAAACAAAAATTAGAAGAAACGCAAAAAGAAGATCGTATATATGATTATCTTCTTGATACTGGTGATATTTTATTTGAATATTATGATCTACAAAATAAAATATCACAGGGTCATACAACCTCTACAACCCAATGGGTAAAGCGTAAACCAGGTGACGTTTTGAGTGCCCTTGAAACTGCGGCTTCAATTGACAATAGCGTTGAAACAGTCCATGAGAAAAAGAAAAAATCAAAGGACCCTATAAATCGTGATATTTTATTAGAAAAATATCTACTGCGTATTAATCCTGAATATGTGAAAAAAACCAATGAACTTGATGATATGTCTGGTGAATGTGTAGAATGTGGAACTGATATGATGTTCAGTCAAAATGAGGCCATGTTATATTGTACAGAATGTGGAATGACTGAATTCATACTAATTGATAGTGATCGTCCATCCTATAAGGACCCACCACGTGAATCATCATACTATGCCTACAAACGTATTAATCATTTTAATGAACTCTTGGCTCAATTTCAGGCAAAGGGTAGTACAGAGATTCCTCAAGATATTATTGATACAATTATTACAGAATTTAAGAAACAGCGAATCACCGATTTTAAAAACATAAAATACCGCCAAATGCGAGAGGTTCTTCGTAAATTAAAACTCAATCGTCAATATGACCATATTCCTTATATTATTAGTCGGTTAAATGGAAGTATTGCGCCAGTTATGGATCGTGAGACTGAAGAAAAGCTACGCCATATGTTTAAGGAAATTCAACCAAGTTTTCAAAAACATTGTCCAAAAAATCGCCGTAATTTTTTGTCCTATTCCTATGTTCTGTATAAATTTTGTGAACTATTGGAACTTGATGACTTTCTTGCAAGCTTTCCCTTACTGAAAAATCGCGACAAACTTTATCAGCAAAGTAAGGTGTGGCAATGTATCTGTGATGAGATGAGCTGGGAATACATCCGTAGTATTTGATGATGAGTTTGTATCAGAAATCTAATCATAAAATATTTTTACTGAATAAAAAAAACACACATAATAGGAATGTCTGGTTATAAACCATTACAAAATAATAATAACATGGGTGACAATAATACGGGTGACAATAATACGGGTGACAATAACACGGGTGATATGAAACCCGGTCCTAAACCAGAAGGTTTATTTCCTAGAGGAAGAACTCCAATAAATAATTTTTTTAATCCATTAAATCTAAATAATAATACAACAAATAATATACCACCCAAGGACTCTAATTTTTTAAAACGCATTTTGGTAACTCTTAAGAATATCACGGATGATAATATTTATGAAAATGTTATTTTTAATTATAAAAAAATATTAAAATTACCAAATAATCCAAATAATTTAACAAATGATGATTTACGTATTCTTATACCTAAAAGACAAAATAATACAAGAAAGGTATTTAATTATTTATTTGGTAAGGGAACTAATATTTTAAATAGACGTTACTCAAATAAAAATAACAGAACAGTAAGAAATTATATGAAGGCTAATATAACAGAAAACAAAATCCGAACTTATCAAATAAACGCCTATAATGAACTGCTTGCCTTATTGTTAGTTCTTATGGAAAAGGCATTTGATAAATTTACAAATGACACTGTTTTTTTAAGAGTTAAGAGTAAATTACGTGGATTTTTAAGAACTAGTGATAATTCTGGAGTTTTAAAAATAAATGATCTAACCCTAGATTATGTAAAGGATATATTGGGTTACAATATTAATAAAAATAAAACATCAATAAAAAAACATTTAGTGTCAAATACTGATATTAAAGAAGGTTTATTGAGTGGTTTGTCTTCAATTACATTACTTGCCTTAAATCATATAATAATATTTGGTTATTCAATAAATTATTGCCCCGCAAATGTGAATGAACCCCTTACACTTGGAACGGTAATAAGTAAGGATACCGGAAAATATATATGTAAATATATAAAGGGTACAGAAAAATTTGTGTCAAATGTAGCCAATCTTGTTCCCCTTATTGAAAACGCGTTGATTGTAGGTTCAATGGGAGCTAATGCAATTGCTATGATTTCTCTTTTACAAGGAGCACCAATTGCGGTGTATCTTGGTTATACTATGTATTCCATGTACAAACATGAACAAAAAAATATGAGATTAAAGGATATTTTTATTCAGATACACGAAGCTATTTTTGATGAAACAAATACCCTAAAATTTGAAGATATAAAGGACGAATTATTTATTTATAATTCAATTTCATTTGAAGAAAAAAATATATTAAATTCTTATCCATCATTAAATATAAATAATCAGCCTTCTAAACCATTGTTTGGTAAATATGCTAAATTAAATAATAGTCCTAATCATGATTTAATTGGCAAATATATTGAAACTTTTATAAAAGAAAGATTACGATATAGAACAGATTTATACGCTATAAGCTTGGCGCAAGATAATCTTGATAAATTAGATTTAAATAATCATACAAAGGTGGACATTGTTGAAAGGATTTTTGACATGCCTGCAAAGGATACTGATAAATTATTAGGTGAACTTGGAGTTATAGATAATAGTCCTGTTGTAAGAACCCCTTTTAATAATATGCCAAATAAAAGTAATCCAACAAAGAGTAATAATCCCTTTAATCAGTTTAATAAAAATTGGCTATAGATTATAAATATGTAATTACAAACTAATAATACTATAAATCCTACAGTATTGTTATTTTATACTTATATTATACATTAACGGCGCATGGGGAAACCGACAAGGTTCGCACCGAGACCGAAGCCGGCACCCTGGCGAGCCGTAGCACCAACTGAGGGGGCAAGAACGTCAAGAAGAGCAAAGACGGCCGCAGCAACAAGGGCAAGGGCGGCGATCTCATCAAGGGGAAGTGAACGCTTGGGGATATAGATGGCGGCCACGGCAACGGCAAGGCCTTCTAAGAGATACTTAAGCGCACGATTGACAAAGTCTCCAACACTACCTTGCATTTCTTCTATACTCAGAGTTGCGAAAAAAATGTAATCCGGAGGATGCGTAAAGAACTAATTACAAGAAACATGTATAATAGAAGAAATGTCAGTGCCAGTAAAGGAAGATTTTTTAGATGAGGACAATGAAATCCCGGGACAGCGTTTCTGTCTACTTAGTTTCTTAAGTCCTGAGAATGTCTTAGACCGGAAAGATCTTTTCTTTTTTGAATCCTTTATTAAAAACTACGAAATTACTTGGAAGACAAAGAATCTTGAAAAGTTTCTTGCCAAACAGGTTATGGATTTTAACAAGAAACTTGATGATGAGACAACACGCCTTATGGAAGCTGATCTAAGCGGTGCTGCCGATATCTGTCGTGCAAGTCGTATTCGCATTGATGGAGTTCTTGATGCCTATCAAGGATTTCTTAAAGAGAATGCCTCTGAAATAACTAAGACATCAATTAAGGAAGCCTATGACGATTTTATGTATGCCCAGAGTAAACGTCTTGAAGAAGATTTTCATGCAAAGAATAATTTCCAGACAAGTATTCGTGGATTAAAACTACGTGGAAACTATGCTACACAGGAAGAGGCTACGGCTCGTGCCAAAAAGCTTCAGCGCAGTGATCCAGTACACAATATCTTTGTTGCCCAAGTTGGAAAATGGCTTGCCTGGGACCCCAAACCACATGATGTAGCTGAGCATGAATATGCGGAAGACCAACTCAATGACCTCATGAAGGCCTACAAACAAAATGAGTCAGACAGAGAGCAATTCTATGCCAAGAATCCTTCTGCCAAGGCCCAGGCCCAAAAGAAGGATGTTGTCAATGTTGTTGAACCTACTGCAGATCACGGAGCTCTTTTTGATGGACCTGACCTTGCCCTTCAACGTAAGATGGAACGTGATGCCGCAAAGAAAGATATGGACTAAGAACGTTTTCTATTAGAAAAATATCTTAGCTTGATGGTTTGACGTTATTTATATCAAAGCGGGGAAGAATAGGAACACAGGTACTTTGTTCACAGAAATAACCATTTGGGCATGGTTTTACACCCTCCTTACATGTGAGGTCACTAAAGCCGCTTACTGTTGGAAAGACCATTTTTACATAAGGGGTAATAAGAAGAACTGAAAAAAATACAATAAAGAGGCCAACAAGGTTTAGACCAACATTGCGTGACATCTTTTTCTAATAAGGACTATACATTATGGATATACGGGAAGTCCTGTATTTGGGGGAAGAGCTGGAGGTTCTGTATTTAAACAGAATCCATTGCCACAATGTGTTCCAAAAGGACATGCAGGCATATCAACACCACATTTTTTAGCATCGGGAGAACCAATAAAATTTTCATAGCTTACCATAAAAAAGGAAAGGGCTACAGAAAATAAAAGTAGGGCAAGGGATGTCCAGAGTTGAACACTCATTTCTAATAGTCCTTGCGAACTAATATTGAGGGGCCGCGTAAATGTTTAGATGAACCAGGATCATATGAATTAACATCTTCTTCCTCGCGATCACGATAAAAGCTTGCATTGTGTTTCCAGAACTCTGGTGCTCCAATGCGGAAATCTCCTTGAATTGCTGCCTTGTACCAGAAAATAGCATCTTCAATCTTGTTACTGCGTGTATTATTATTAATTACAAGACATTCAAAATTTTCAGTACACTGATCCATAATTTGACAAAAAAATTCAAAATTGGGAAAGGAGCTGCCAAAATTATCAAAAATGCGCTTACGATTTGATATATAGGGTTCACGTAAGATAAAGACATAATCAACATTTGTACGTAAGACCGGAGGAATACCTAATGGATATTGCATGGTAATAAGAAAAAACACCTTTTGATGGCGACCGTTTAAGAATAAATATCTTATATTAATATCACGAATCCAAGAATCATCATATAAACAATCATCCAAGATCATAAAGGAGCGTGGATCTAAATTTGATCTAACAATAGGCTGACCGGCAGTTCTAGAATTCTCTTGTTGCTGAATCTTACTTGTAATAAGTTTCTGACGTTTAACAAAATTTGCAAGAATGGCTGGATTATATTCTCCGTGGATAAAAATGGGCGGAATGATTTTTCCATAAAAAGAGTTAGATTCTTCTGTTCCACTTATTACTGTTCCCATAGGAATATTTTGGTGATGAAAGAGCAAGTCTTTTACAAGTGTTGATTTTCCAGTGCGGCGGCGGCCAATAAAAACGCAAACAGCATCCTGTGGAATCATTTTCATGTCAAACTTACGAAGTCTTACACTTTGAGCAGCTAAACTATTAACTGCTGATGACATAGGTTCTAAAGTATAAAATATGAATCGTAAAGTTAAATATACGCATACGCGTGATTATTTCAAATATAAAAGAATTATACCCGGGGAGAAATAACTATGACAAAGGTCAAGGCAGTCAACTGTAGCCTTGACATATGTGAAACAAGAAAAATTCACAATGTATTTTTTGAAGGCCTTGAATTCAAATCATGTGAAGATATAATTTCTATGCTAACTGCAATCTTACCTATAAAACTTCGTGGAAAGGAATGTACGATTGATTCAGGATATACACTTTTAAAATGGGTTCCAAGCAAGGCTGATTCAAATATTGGCCTTCTTAATGTAAGATCAGGACAGGGTGAAAAAACGTTTGATGTATATCAAAAAATAATTCCCTTGATTGACCCCTTTCAATGGTTAAAATATAATCAAAAACCATCCTTACCCTTTTTATGGAAAAATCAAAATAAAAAAATCTTAGATCCTGAGAATCAAGCCTACATTGATGTTTTAGGAAGTTCGCTGGTTAGTAAACTTAATAATATGTATAATTCTCCACATTTTTGTAAATTTTACGGATGTTTTCGTGCAGTTGCAGATAGATATATCTATGATTTAGACGAAGATTTGGAAGATATACGATTTACAAGTTGGTTTTGGAATTCAATTGATAAGAATGAGTTTGTACTAAATATGGTTGAAAAATCATCAGGGCGGGCACTAAGTCTTAAAGAAATTAAAGAAATACTGAAACCGGATGATGAATATCTTGAAGATTCGGATTCTGATTCTGACAGCGATAATTCTGATTCTGAATCAGAATGTAAATCAGAAAATGTTTCATTATCTACTGATATTGAAATAGAGGAAGTATCGCTTGATAGTATGAGCGTTGAATCGGAGACAATGATATTAACAAAAAAGAAGACAAATAGTCTTAACAGCGAACTATCAGACAATTCACTATGTGATATTTACGATGTTTTTATAGAATTACATCAGATGCCAATTGTAGTTATGTATATTGAAAAATGTGAAGGAACTATTGATGATCTAATAAATGATAAGGCTCCAATAGGATCAAAGGATGATGAACTTTTATGGTCAGCATGGGTCTTTCAAATAATCGCAGCACTATGTCAACTACAGGGTGATCTAAAACTAACGCACAATGATTTACATACAAATAATATTCTCTGGAAAAAAACGGATGATGAATTTCTTTTTTATAAGGATAAGTCTGGTAAGTTTTACAAGGTACCAACCTATGGTCGTATTTTTACGATCATAGATTACGGTCGTGCAATATTCTCAATTAATAATTTTTACTGTATTAGCAGCGATTATCAGGATGGAAATAATGCAGCTGGACAGTATAATTTTGGACCCTTAGAAGATCCTGATGAACCAAAGGTCTTTCCAAACAAGAGTTTTGACCTTAGTAGACTAAGTTGTAGTCTTATTCGTGGGCTTTTTCCATACAATCCTGCGCCAAAGAAAAATGGAAAAATATTAACCAAGGAAAGAGGATGGGAAGTTGTAGAAACCAATCATCCATTATTTAATTTACTCTGGCTTTGGTTACGATCTGAAACTGGTGAGAATATTCTTGAAAAGAAGGATGGGCGAGAAAAATATCCAGGATTTGACCTATACATTGAAATTGCGCATCATGTAAAGGGTGCTATACCTCGTATACAATTATCTCATCCAGCGATGAGTATTTTCAATGTTTCGGAATTACCTGATTGTAAACCAATTATAATTCCAGTTTAAGAGTTTAGCCATGCGGCAACCTTTTCATTAAGTCCAGGAACTCCAGAAAATGATGAAAGTTGCGAGGCCAAGGCAGCATCATTTTTTTTGCTATTGTAATCATAATTCTGTAGAAGATTAATCAGATTATCATTTTGGATGTACATTCGTACAGAACCAATAAGTCGCACCTGTTCTCCAATAGGCTTACTGCGAAGCGTGGAGATAATATATGAAACCATTCTAATATTTACATATACTAGAATGGTAGTCAATTTTATTGCTGATCTAAAAATGTGCTGGACCAATCTGAACATCAACATCAGGAGTCTTTAAGGTAGCTATATTAGCTACGCTCACGGCCGAAGTAACAGAATCTGTAAGAGTTGTCATAGAGTCAGGAACTAGAGTCCATGCCATTCCAACAAAGATTCCTCCAAGAACAGCATCACGAAATACAGCCTTTAATTTAATTTCATTATCACCATACTTTTGGAGTCCTGCGCTGGCTGCAGCAATAACAAGGGCTCCAATTAAAACGCTTACCCATAAACTAGTTTTTGTCAGGTCTAGGTCCATAGTTCTGACAAAAATTAGTAATAATATTTATAAAATTATACGCATTATAAGGTTTCATAATCGTTCATAGATAGGGGTTCCACAGGAATTTGGGTTAAATCTTCAAAGTCAGTAAGTTCTTCATTTGAATCATCCACAAATTTAATTTCATCTGAATCTTTGTTTGTATTTTCAACATAGTCAATACTTGTCGTAGTGCCATTTTCTTGGATTACTTGATCAAAATTTGTAAATCTTACGGATGGTTCGGTATCAATAACAAGAGTTTGTGGTACGGGTGTATCTAACTTTGTGATTAAAGGTTCCTTTTCCACCTCCGCTTTCACCTCCGCTTTCACCTCCGCTTCCGCTTTCACCTCCGCTTCCGCTTTCACCTCCGCTTCCGCTTTCACCTCCGCTTCCGCTTTC